CCTTGGGCAAACGGACGTTGTAAAATATTTAAAATATGACTAGTTGGTTTCCAATTGAATTCAATATAAGCTCCAAACATACGACCTGCTAATTTTTGATATCCGGCAAATAGTTCATAAGTTGCCAAACCACCCATAGAAGAACCTGTCATCAAATACGTATTTGTATAAGCTAGATTGAATGGTTCAAATAATGTGCCTCCAGCTCCCATACCACTACGTGAACCAATAGCTCTGCGGAACACACTTTGTACACTGATAATTTCGTCAGGTAGTCTATATTCGTTTACATCTTGTTGTAGTTCTAAAAAACTGTAGCTTTCTTCAACAGCATTTGGACTACGTTGTCTATATCGGTTCATAGCACGATCTAGCGCAGTTTCATAGTGGATTGGATCTAGCTCTACTTCGATCATTCCATCGCCCAGCATGGCTTTAATGTATTCAAATACTTTGTTTCGCTCTATTACCGATGATGATGTATTAGTTGGGGCTTTATCGTCCATTTTAGTTCTCCACTCATATTTATCTAACGATAAATATCATATGCCAAGACTATCCCTATACAAACCCGAACGTGGGCAAGATTTTAAGTTTATGGACCGACAAATATCTGAAATGTTTCAGGTTGGCGGTACTGACGTATACTTGCACAAATACATGGGTCCAAAGCTAAATGCCAACGGCACTGCCGATCAGCCTGTTATTGACTCATATAATGTAGCAAATATACAAGATTTGTTATTTTTAGAAAATCGTGATAGGAAGTATGACGAAGAAATTTATCGTATTAGAGGATGGTATAATGTTGCAAACATTGACTTTAATTTAAGTCAGTTTGGATTTTTCATTGATAATGATTCTATTTTTATGACAGTGCATATTAATGATTTTATCAAATATATTGGCCGCAAGCCTATTGCAGGGGACGTATTTGAGCTGCCGCATTTGCGTGACGAATTTGCATTAAATGATTACGATATAAGTTTACCGCGTTACTATGTTATTGAAGATGTGGGCCGTGCCAGTGAAGGTTTTAGTGCAACATGGTATCCGCATTTGTATAGATTAAAATGCAAGAAGATTGTGGATAGCCAACAATTTGCTGACATACTCAACAAACCTGCAATAGATGCTAACGGTGATCCAAGTGGTTTAACATTGAGAGAATTACTCAGCACCCACAGTAAAGAATTAGAAATCAATGATCAAATAGTTGCACAAGCAGAGGCCGACGCTCCAAAAAGCGGATACGAAACTAGACAATTTTATACACTAGCTGTGAATGAAACCGGCAAGCCCGTGCTGTCAACAGCAGATGCTGGCAACATTGATGCCAGCAATGCATCCAATATACGTGCAAGTAGTCAAGATGGCGTTCCTGATAGAACGGGTTACACTGGATATCTTGTAGGCGACGGGTTTCCTGTCAACGGTCTTGATTTTGGATTTGGTATACAGTTTCCTGCCACAGCCATGCAAGATGATTTCTTTTTACGCACTGACTTTTTACCTAATAGATTGTTTAGATTTGATGGCTCTCGATGGGTCAAAGTTGAAGATGCTGTGCGTATGAATATGACCAATAACGATTCAAGAAATACACAAAAGACTGGATTCATCAACAACAACAGTTACATGTATACTGATAAAGTTATTGAAGATGCGGTTACATTGACTAAGGGTATCAGTGTAATCAACACTACAATTGATTTTGCAAGAACTGCTCCTTACATTGTTTTAAAGATAGACACATATACTATGGAATATGCTATCGCAGATTATCCAACCATGCTTACTTCTTACAGTTACACTAGTCCGTTGGGTGTAGTGTCTAACAAGATTAGAATTACATTGCCTGTTGTGGGATCTGTACAACAAACTGTTCCTTACGACGGTGTGTGGACTGCAACATTGTACAATGTAAGAATGGCGCAAAAACAAAGCCTTAGCAAGGCGCTTAGACCTAGGGCAGATTTATAATGCAACATTTTTACGACGGACAAATAAGACGTTACTTAACGCAGACAATGCGTGTGTTTAGCAATTTTGTAGTCAAGTACGGTGACGGTACTCTAGTACGCATACCAGTGTTGTACGGCGATGCAGATAGACAAGCCGCGAGTATTATAAGACAAAACAGTGAAAATAAAATAAACAGCACTCCCCGTATTGCTGTATATGTGGCCGAACTTAGTTTGGATAGAGATCGTCTAAGTGACAGTAGTTATGTTGGTAAAATGCATTTTAGAGAACGTGACACTCAAATTGATCCCGCTACTGGTCATGAAACATACAATCAAGCACAGGGTAGAAATTTTACTGTTGAAAGATTAATGCCAACTCCTTTTAAATTAAAATTAAAAGTTGATATATGGGCCGCTAATACAGATCAAAAATTACAAATACTTGAACAAATTTTAGTGCTGTTTAATCCAAGTCTAGAATTGCAAACCACCGACAACTATATTGACTGGACTAGCTTAACAGTTTTAAATTTAAACGATATCAAATGGAGTAGTAGACAAGTTCCCGTGGGTAACGACACGCCAATTGATATTGCCAGTTTGGGATTAGATACTCCTATCTGGATCAGTCCGCCTGCTAAAGTCAAACATCTTGGTGTTATCACAAAAATTATCACAAGTTTTTATCAGGATTCAGACACTAGCCCAACTGGATATATTGACGGATTAGGTGAAGATCTAGCAACACCAACTACCACATTATCAACGTTGTTGTCATCAATGACCACTACAATAAGTCAATATGGCATACAAATTTACAACAAACAAGCTATACTGTTGGGATCAAGCGAAAGCGTAACTCCTCCAGAACCCACATTAGAAATTCCAGTACGTCGTGGTTCCAAAATCAATTGGCAGGAATTGTTTGATCAATATCCTGGCAAATACGTTGCGGGATCCAGCAGATTGTATTTGACTCAACCCAACGGGTCGTCAGTTGTGGGCACTATTGCAATTAATGCCTTAGATGCTAGTATTTTAACAGTTGACTGGGATCCAGATACTTTAGTTACTAACACCGGCATAGACAGCCTTGGAAGATTAGACTTTGAAGGCTCTGTTAATGATAGCCCTGGATATAATGCAAGTACTAGCTATCGTCCTAATAGTCCAGGAACATTTGATGCTATTGTTAATCCATTGACGTTTAATCCTGGCGCAGTTGCCGCTGGCACTAGATACTTAATTATTGAAGATATTGGAAACATTATTAATGCTGATGGTGCAGATGCTTGGAAAAGCACAGGCGGTGCAGATCTCATAGCCAATGCTAACGATATTATTGAATGGACTGGCACACAGTGGCGGGTTATATTTGACAGTGTTCACAAAGCTGATGTAATGATATGGCAAACGAATATATACACTGGAGTTCAATACTTATGGAACGGAGTTTCCTGGGTCAAGAGCTTTGAAGGTGAATATAGGGCCGGCCAATGGAAGATAGAACTTTAACAGACAAAATTATATGTAGTGGAGCATTGATTTGTTCTCAGGATACCAATAGATTTTTATTGTTGCAAAAAGCACACGGTAAACATGCTGGTACTTGGGGACTAGTGGGCGGTACTAATCTCGTAGGAGAAAATCCATGGCAGGGTTTGCAACGAGAAATGGAGGAAGAGATCGGTACTCTTCCTTATATTAAAAAAACACTCCCCCTTGAAAAATTTGTCAGCAATGACAGTATTTTTAATTTTCATACATATTTTTGTGTAGTAGAAAAAGAATTTATTCCGGTACTAAGTTCAGAACACGATGCATGGGGGTGGTTTGATCTTAGTAGATTACCAAAACCTGTACATAGAGGTCTTGATTTAAGTTTAAAAAACAAAGTCATTCAAACAAAAATACAAACTGTAATAGATATTATAGATAGTTTATAAAACAAAAAAGCCGCATACAGCGGCTTTTTGTTGAGTACAGTTTGAATTAAGCCTGCGCTTCACCCCAACGTAGAACCAAGTTACACGGAATAGTTCCTGAACCTGACGCACGGTAAACGTTAACAGCTAGCACGTCTGGACCATTAGGATATGCACCTCGGCCACCTAACACTGTGTTTGTAAGCTCTTTC